TCAAACCAACAAGCAGCCGCAATCTGCAAGGGGAGACTTGAAAGAGGAAAGAAGTTAAGAGCCGGAATCAACAACAATGCCCGGAGGGACAATGAAGGATTGATAGGTGGTGGATTTAAGTTCGTAGTCGGCACCGAGGACTTTGTCGACAACGGGATGACTGCAGAACCAACCGAAACCAGCGTGAAGCGAAGCATACAACATATCGATATCGCAAGCGTCTAAGGAGTAACGCTTGAAGTACTCATGGTCAGAGACAGCGAACACATCACCATCGGTGGCCACCTTATACCTCAAGCGAACGGCGTCATTGTTATTCAAAGCAACGACGGCAGACGGCTTGCAACTCTCAATGAGAGGAATGCGTGCACACGGGTACATACCACGAAGGAGAGACAGATTGTAAGCATTAGCCCTATCGATCAACGGACCACGCCCGGGAAGATCCTGGTGGCAAGAACCGTAGGTGCGCATCATGACACCAAGGTTGATAACCATGCGTGGTTGTCCAGTTGAATCGAGAACAGGCGAATTCTTAAGAAACTGCAGACCATGAAAGGAAGAGACTTCTTTACAAGTGACGATAAAGCCGGCGGACTCAGCGGCTAAGATGATGGAGGCACAGGAGAGCTCATCATCAGGGATATCGTTGATAGCGACACCAATGGCCTGGTTATCAAGATCATTGAGAACGGTCGTGAGGAGAGAACCAGAATACTCAGTGTCGCACTTGGGTTTAAAGACAACATAAATGGAACGATCCTGCGTAGAAACAAGCTTAATCTTAGCGTTGCACTGACGACGCAGAAGAGAGGCAGTGAAACGGTGAGCGACGGGAGTCGAGCGCACAAAACGATCAAAAACAGGAGGGCCGGTAGACATGTCGCAAGAAGAAATGTCGAGTTCGAAGCGACGGATGTTGTTGCCCACATTGCGGATGTAGACAGCATCATCAGAAAAATAACAGAAGAAGGATTTACGAGAGGGACACAATGCCTCAGAGGCAATGCGCGAGAACTCAAAGTTGGTCGGCTGCTTGCAAAAATGAAGAACATGTTCGTCATTTTTGCCAAGGTAAAGATCAACGGAGAGCGCAACCTTATAAAATTCAGCAAAGCGAAAACCCTGCAAAGAGGCGGGAATTTTCAGGTCAACAACTATACGGCCATATTTGGGCTCACCAGCGACAACGTCAAACTTGGCAAGTTCATCAGGCTTAACTTTCCCCTGCACAGTCCGCACCCACGGAGTGTCGGAGGCGAAAAAGACACCGTCAGAGACGATGCCCTTGAAGCCATCGATACGCAGTTGGCGCTTTGGGTGGGGGTCAGCATGGTGTCGAATACACTCATCAATATAGTTGGTATAATCATGAAAGGAAGACTCAAAATCGCGGTGCAAAAAATCAAAAAGAGCTTGGTTCTTCTGGAAAAAACTACGCTGACACATAGACAAATAATAATCATATCCCGGAATTTCCGGTTTACGCATACAGGAATAACGACGCCATGAATAACGCATGATTTTGTTACAAGCCGCAAGAAGCACGGCGTTAAACTCGTACCCACTGAACCGCGTCCGACAAACGTTGGCGCGGTAGTTGGGATC